ATTAAACGATTAAGAGCTTTGTAAGTGTAGGCTCGCTTTAGTCTGGTCGTTGGGCCGTGTTCATTGAGCGCATCTTTCAAGGATAAAGCTTTATTCATCGCGAAGGTATCGGGCTCCCAAAGATCAAAACGACACTTTCGCCCTAAGATAGAACGGATAGAACCTGAGCTTTGTCTTGAGTTTAATTTATTCATTACACCATGCATCAGCATTTTCACAAAAGGAACGCGTTCATGGTACTGGCTCACGAGGTTCTTTGCCTCATCTAGGGGGATATCAAGCTGATCTGATAGCTTGTTCACACCCATGCCGTACATCATTCCCAAATTTATAGTTTTAGCTTGCTTACGATTGATTTTAGCCATGTCAGCTACCATGGTATGAAAGTCCATATCAGGGTCATTTTGGTAACCATCCACAAATTCTTGTACGCCTTTCATGTCATGGCCTTGAGATTTACCATAAGCGTGGGCGTAATGAACCAAGATTCGTGGTTCTTGTTGCGAGAAGTCAACACTAGCCCACTTTTCACCTTCTTCTGGCAGAAACAAAGAGCGAATCATAGGTCCTAACTCAGGATCACGAGCGGGTATTTGCTGCAAATTAGGATTACTCATACTGATTCGGCCTGAAACGGTACCGCCATCATCCGACCTGATCTGATTTATGTGTGAATGTATGCGCCCATCGTGGGCCGTGTGCTTCATAATAGTGTTAATAAACGTACCATTCGTCTTGTTAAGTGATCTTGTTCTAAGTATCATCTGTGGTAATTCGTGATTATGATCGGACAGAAAGGACTTAGTAAATGATGGAGCACCTTTTTCAGTCTTTGGATAGTTTATCCCAACGGTATCAAACGCTTTGGCAAGAGATTGCGCCGCCCAGACTTCCACATTCATTCCCGTCACATGCTTGATCTTAGCCAACATGGCCTTTTCTTCTTTGAGAAGGAAGTCTCTGGTCCGCTCAACCCGGTTCAAATCGATTCGGACACCTTTCCAAGTCATATCTATGAGGACTGGCAAGACCGCGAGCTCCAAATCTACGACACTCCAGAGATCCTCCTTAGTGATGAGTGGCTTAAAGTAATTCCAGAGTTCCAATGTCAGCTCCGCGTCCACTTCGGCGTAAGGCCCGACATACATACTTGGGAGCTTCCACAATTCAGCTTTGGGATCCACTCCGAAATCACGAGCGGCTTGAGTCAGGTTCTTTTCACTTTTTGTTTTTGAAAGGTACTCGAAGGCTAACGCGTTTAAACTGTAGCTGAAGCGGTTTTCATCTAATAAAGATGCGATAACCATTGTATCAATGATACGTCCATTTAATTTAAAACCCATTCTCCTGAGCCATCCGGCATCATATTGCGCGTTGTGCATAACTTTATCAGCGGGTGATTCGCAAACCTTTTTCATCCAGTTGTTGCAAATTCTTTCATCTATGTTTCCTCCACCACCGTGGCGAATTGGTATATAACCTTTCCAACCATCTACGGCTACGGCGTATCCCACCACTTCACCATCTCCAGTAGGCCATCCGGGACCTTTGGTTTTTAGATTAGGGTCTTTGGTTTCGACATCGATAGCTATAGTCTTAGCTTCGCTTAGATCTGGGAGCTCGTGTGGTGGAACCCATTCTGATTTAGTCGTGAACATCGCCATCTGTAAAGTCATGTTGTACCTCTATTAGTTTGTTAAGATACCATTGAGCCTTTTTAAGATCTTCGATACCGTTTTTGTGTCTGTAACGAGTTAGGTATTTCAAAATGTTTCCTTCCAGATAATAATGAAAACCTTCCGCTGTGACGGATTCTATCATGTCTATAGTTTCGACAGAGCTTTTTGTATAATGCTCTGGGTGATTTACCATGTCTTTTTGTCTCATTTTCATATACTCCATGTATTTCATATAGCGTAGCTCCTATTACTATCTTCTGATTCGACAATAAACAAATTCTCTTTGGCTCGTGTTACGGCCACATAAAACACTCTATGTATATCATCGTTTCCGACTCGCATCGTATCATCAGCTGAAGGAGATAAATCAGTAAAGATAACTACGTTCTCTGATTCGCCACCTTTTGACCCGTGGATCGTGGATACTGTAATACGAGGTTCTGCATTAAACTTCTCGCCTCGTCTAAGCATAGCCGTAATATACACTCTAGCTTCTTCAGGTAAACGATCTAAAGCTTCTCTCCAGATTAATTCTTCACCAATTATCAATCCCCACTCGTTTTGTAACTGAGCTAAGTTTAATAGGTTACCATCGTCAGCGCCACTTAAAGTCTTGAAGCCTCGTTTAACTCGTACACCCGTGGACATAAAACTGTAGATATCTCGAACTGTTTCTACCGTAACCGTTCTACCTTTACGCAGTTGTTCCCATCCATTAACCGCAGAAGATATTTTACTGGAGATGGATCGATTGCCTTTATGCGTGTAGAGATAACCGGAGGATCGTAACATTTCAACAACGGGATTTAATATGTATCCGGCCTGAGCTAAAATCAGCCATTGACCAGATGATACATCTATATCGTCTAAACTGGAGATGTAGCTAACGCATCCTTCACTATCTTTAGGCTCATACTTTTTAGGGTATCGGCTTCGTATTCTGGATACGATGTTTTCAGCGGTTCGATGTATCCGCCTTGGCACACGATATGATTGTGACAAGGTTTCACTTGAGCCGTCTAATGTAATAAATTGTTCAACGTCAGCTCCGGCCCATCTATATATAGCTTGGTCATCATCGCCTGCCGCGTACATTTTCTTGGCGTTCTTATCTAATATGTGAGCTATGTCCCATTGCAAAGGACTAAGATCTTGAGCCTCATCAAGGAATACCAGATCAAACTTAGGACAAGACACTTCAGCTTCATCAATAAAACATTGTAGCATGTCAGTAAAATCATAGAGCTCGTATTGATCTTTGTACTTTGTGTAACATTTGTTTACATAATTAACGGTATTCCAATCAAACTCCATTGAGGTCTGGTTGTATTGTTCCCTTAAAGGCTTTTTGCAAAGCCGGGCTAAGTTTATTAAACTCAAAATAGGATGGTCAGTTGCTTGTCGATCGCCAATGTCATCCTCTAGTGAGGACCGTGAGACGAGAGGCACAGAGATTAATTCGCTAAGGGCTTTGTAATGCTCTTTGTCCATCACTTGTTCAGTACGAATACCGCTCATGGACAAAGCTAAACTGTGTAAGGTACGGAAATAAAATAAGTCTTTGTCAGGATCCAGATGGAAACGAGCGGAGGCTCGCTCCTTGGCTTCGCTTGCGGCTTTTCTGGTAAACGCAAGGAATGCAATGCTGTTAGAAGACACGCCACTATCAAGAGCTTTGTCCAACATATTTAACAGCGTGGTTGTCTTACCAGTACCTGGAGGTCCAAATATTCTAAACATTAGTGAGCTGTCTCATTCCCAACAACTTCGTCCCAATCATGTATCTTATAAAGAAACATAGGAGTTCCTTCTCCCATCCACGCTCCAACTACGTTAAAATCCATCCACTCCACGGCTTCTTCGTATGTCCAACCTTCTCGCTTCATAAAAACCTCAACGCATTTTTCATAATCATAAATAAGTATATCGTCTTGTCCGCATCTAGAACCAACTCCAATTATAGCTTCATCTAGACCATCGGCCTTTAGCATTACATATTCTTCCATTAAAACGGTGTCTCCTGTTTAGTACCCATATTGGGCGGGTTAACATCAAAATCTACACTATCAAAAGCGGGTATTGCCCAAACTCTTACGGACCTGTTTTGAATTTTCATAACAGTACTGGACCCGTTAATGTCTCGTAAGCGTTGGGCAATTTTGTGAGACTTATATTCAAAGAACTTATTCTTTTTTAGAAAGTTCTCAAAGTCTCTTAACCTAAAATAAGTCACGTTATCTTCTTCGTCCGTCCAAGGTCGGCGCAAAAGTATTTCTTCTTTGGCCTGAGCTTGTTGTAAGTGTCTACAGAACTCCTCAAGATAATCATAGAACTGTCCAGAAGTACTAGCGTCTTCCGCCACCTCGATTATGGAAGCCTCGTTTTCTTTCATTTCCGTCAGCAACGTGCTAATTCGTCCTTCCCACATTGGCTTACCAACGGTGCGAGGCATAAAGTTTAACTGCTCCATGCAAGCCTTTTGGAACGTGGGCTGAGATAGTAGAGCGTCTGTGTCGAGCTCCAATGGTTCAGCGTTAACATCCATAAACCAGACGGGCGGTGTTGAATTATACTTTCTAAGGTTTGCTATAGTAGCTCCTTGTACGGCTGATCCAACACCATGTTTTCGGGTTCGACAAAGTTCTTTGTTACAATGTGAATTAATAGGAGCGTCATTACATTTGTAAGCGTAGTCCTTACGTTTGGCCTGATTCGCTACCACGTTAACTTCTGACAGAGGAAGCGGAGGCTCAAAATACATCATGTTGTATGTAAGGATTTCAGTTTCCCAACTATCTGGATAGGCTTTTCGTAAGTAAACCGCTATGTTAAACAATCCATTGTTTCGCCCACCTTCGGATATTTTGCTTGCGCAAAGAGTTTGGAGGCAAGGTGGGCCATCTTTGATAGGAGTGTCTTTCGCGTCTTCTATCTGTAAAGCCATGACTTGTTCTAAGGTCTGTTTGTAAGTCTCGTACAAGGCTATAAATTCTTCTAGGGTCGCAGAGGTGCCGTCATCCTTTATGGCATATCGTAGGCCACCCTCAGCGTCATAATAAGGTAAGTTTAAAAAGTTTCCTACGTCTCCACGCTCTAATTGTAAGCGGATCTGTTTTGGAAATATTTCACTTTGACCGTAGCCAAGCGCGGCAGAGATATGCTGAAGCGTCTGTTGCATCTCCTTAGCTTGAATCCATTCTGTTGTGAACAGAAAACAATGAGCTCCACCACTCTTAGATCGGCAAACCACAAGAGGCAGTTTCATCCGCCTAATCTTTTCTATAAGAGACTTGTGATCTAGCGGATATTGGTCAATGTCTATACAACCCCACTTGCAGTTATTTTCTGCGTTAATGGGTATGATTCCTAGAGAATTGCCTTTACCGCTAAGATGCCCAAGCCAATGGTCCTTTGTCCGAGGTTCGCGCACTAAGGCCGCTCTCCCGGACAATTTTCCATTGGCTTGGGTTTTATCTATCTTATACGTTCCAAAGGCTTCTTCTAGGCCATCAAAGATAGCACTAAAAGATTGCCACATTAGAACGGTATCTTATCGTCAGAAACACCAAGGTCTGCAGGAGCGGCCGAAGTCCCACCCTCTTGCTCATGCTTAACTTTGACATCGCCTTTTTCGACTGATAAGGCAAACAACTTAGCTTCGTCATAGTGAGCTCTTTGTTCAACCTGACCATCTAACTTCATCTCCCAATTATACCAAGAGTAACCACTTTTTTCCTCTAAATAAGTCCATAGATGATAAATGTAGCCAAATCGTGGTGGTGAGAAGATCTGACCGTTTGGACCCGTCATTTTTCTTCCCGCAATAATTGAGTTCCACTTCTTACTTTTCTTAAGTGAAGTGGACTTCATCGCGATCATGCCCACGTCAGTCGATCCATCGTCATTCAATACAAGAACAAAATGCTGATGCGTATCTTCTATGTATTGACCAGAACCATCGGTTAGATATTCTTTATTATCTTCCTTGGATCGTTCTGTTGGAGGACAATCTTCCTTAGTGGTATAGATCTCGATTGGAGCGGAGTTATCGTCCCCTTGTGGTGACCATTGAATAAAACGTCTTTGGTACGCACAAGGAATAACTTTAAAACCGTTTTCCCCATTATAGATGCTATTAGTGACTGTATTAATAACATCGCCTTCGCTTGAACCTTTGTGCAAAGCTCTGATTTGCTTTGTAAGGTTTGTCTTTAAAAAAGGTATACTAAGACTGTCTTGATCTACCTCTTTATTTCCAACGCCTGCATCCGCCACAAACATTGACATATCTAAAATATTAGCATCTTGTGCCACAACCTCAGATTCTTGCTTCTTAACTGGTGTATTAGCCATTACAATTTCCCTTTCATTATTTTTGCTTTTTTACCTATAAACGCGCCGAACAGATCACTTGGAAATTCGCTTCCCTTTTCTGTCATCTCTTTCACCCATGACTTTAAACTCATAGGATGCACCGCTTCTTTCTTATCAACCTGAAAGCCTCTATCGATGGCCGACTGATAAAAGTCTTTTGCTAAATTATCCTCGCCCATACCAAAATTAGCGGAGATGGTGTTCTTAACTAAATCACCATAGCCGTTATCTCTTAACCAAGTATGCGCTTGAGGTTTGTCATCTGCTCGGATTGTACCGCCGTAGGTGGGTACAATCTTAACTTCTGAACCGTCTTTTAACGTAAAACTTTCCATATTAATCTCTTCCATAGCCGCAGGAAGATCTTGATCGGTGAGCTCCAACAATTCTTTCTTTGTTGCTTTAAGCTCCTCTTCAAGAGTTTTAACTTTAGATTCTTTTTGGATTATTTTAGCCGCGAGCTTAGACACATCGGTTAACCGTCCTGTGTCTGTGCTTTCTACACCAGAACGCTTATCTGAAGCGTCTTGTTGCATTTCTTGAAACAAATCATCTACCATGTTTTTTTCCTTCGTATTTGCTGTTTCGTGGTTAAAGACTTTTTTATAGCCTTGCATTAATATAATAAATCGCATAATGTAATATAGATGTCAAGCGTGGAGATAAAATAATTGTTTAAATTTAAAACTAAACCTTTTGAGCACCAAAAAGTAGCTTTAGATAATAGCTGGGAACTACCCTATTTTGCTCTTTTTATGGAGATGGGCCTTGGTAAAACCAAGGTGGCTATAGATACTATAGGAAAGCTTTATTATAAAAAAGAAATTGATTCGGTATTAATCATAGCGCCTAAAGGTGTTTATGATAACTGGGTTAAGGGAGAAATACCCGCTCACTTAGATGATAACATTGCCAGAAATATTGTCAGGTGGACACCATCGTCTACTAAAAAGTTCCAAGAAGACATGCAAGCCTTAGTGTTTGATACGTTCGAGGGCCTTAAGTTTTTTGTTATGAACGTGGAGGCCTTTAGCTCGGACCGTGGAAAGAAAGCCGCCTACTACTTTTTAAAGAAGAACCCAAACAACATGATGATTGTGGATGAAAGCACGACTATTAAGAATCGCAAAGCGTCTCGTACTAAAAATATAATGCAGTTAAGTAAGTACGCTAAATACAAAAGAATACTAACCGGATCTCCGGTTACAAAAAGTCCTATGGATCTCTACTCGCAATGCGCCTTTCTAGATCCTATGGCTTTAGATCAGGCTAGTTTTTTTGCATTCCAAAATAGATACGCTATTGTACAAAAAAGAATTATGGGGCCTAG